GCGCGAAACGACGCGCCCCGACATCTGGCCGATCCCCGGCACATCATGCGTCAGTCGGCACAGATCCCCGCGCATCGCAACGAGATGTTCGATGTCGAGTTCGAAACTGAAGACCTCTGGGCGCAAGCGCGCCGATGCGATGTAGTGCCTGCCCAGTTTGAAAACATTCCTCGAATTGGTCTGGCCGGGCAGATCTATCAGCTGGAAGGTCGTGGCGTTTGCGGCGTTGAACCCATCGTCATAGACGATGAGTTCATCTTCGCGGTAGCCCTTGCTCTTGTTAAAGAACCGGATCCGCAGCGCGTCCGGGATCTCGTTATAGATGATCTGTCCGGCGAAATTGCGGGTGTTGCGCGGAGTGAAATGTTGAATGACTGTCGAGCGCGCCTTTTCAATGATCACTGTCCATTTGTCGTCAACATAGGCGGGGCTTGCTTTGCCTGCGTTCGCGACGTCTTGCAGCAGATCGCGCACCGACAGTTGGAAGTCGATCACTTGATCGAACGCAAATCCCTGTGTTTCACAGAACTCATACCATGCGCCCAGTTCTTCGTTGTTGATGTTCGCGCTCTTGACCGGCTTTTTGTTCGGCGCGCCCGTGAGAACATAGCGAAAAATTGCAGCGGGGTTTGATGTCGCGACTAGGGGCGTGACCCATGCAGACCCGTTCCATGTTCTAATCTTGAGCGAGACAATCGCATTTAGTTGATCCACCACGCCGTTAAGCTGGTCTGTCGCTTTGATGCGAAACGCGCTTTTCGCGATACCGGACAATAGCACAGGCTCTGATCGCGTGTTGAATGATCTGAGATCAGTCCAGATGCAGCGGTCGCTGATTTTCGGGTTGCTCGATTGCGGGGCAAAGCGTTTGACCCGCACCTCATATTGCCCTGACGTGAGCCCGCGCTGGCGCTTTGACACGCGTTTCACCTGCGCGGTGTCGTCTTTATAGGTTTCATCGAACCAATCTGTAAAAGAACCCGCGCCCACAAGCCGATACTCACCGATGATGCGCACAGAAGTGTTGATCCGCTGGCCTTTGTCGTTCTGCTTGAACAGCCCAGAAGGGAATGTGAATGTGACTCCGATCTCCGTCGTGAAAAGCGGCGTCCTGCGTTCGACAAAGCTGGTCGTCAGGCGGATTGACAGATCCTCTTGGCTGGCGTCCATTGGGTAAAGGTCGAGCTGGGTCTCTGTGCCGTCAAAGTCGTGTTCTGTTTCGACATCGGCGTAATCTGCGATCGGCGTGTTGCCGATCTTGATGTTAGAAACTGAAACCGGCCCATAGCCCCAAATCAGCACAAAGCGCAGATATTGCGCATTGCCGACGATCTCTGTGTACGGGGTCGCGCCATAAGGCGGAACCATGCGATGCGTGCCTAGCACGACAGGCACAGTCTGAAACGGCGTTATGCCGTTGCGCGCCGAGCTGATCCCATATGTCGGGCTTTCAGTGCGGCTCTGCGTCTGACGCGGGCCGATCAGCGCCGAAGCTGCATAAGTGATCGCGATTGAGATCGCCGCGCCGGCGATTGCTGCGCCGAGCGTGCCGGCTGCAAAGCCAAGCGCGGTGGTGATCGTCGGAGCAAATGCAGTCCCGAGAAGCGAAATCAGCGTGACGGGATCCTGCGGCACGATGCGCAGATATACCGAAGAGCCCGACTTCGGGCGGATCTTTGACCAGAGATTGGGCTCGATGTAATCCCCCCCGATGAACGCGCTGATGTGGTCGCGGTCAAGCTCGTCTGGCACAAGCGCCGCAACCAGATCCGCGAGCGTGCCCATTGGCGCGACGCGCACGACCAGCCGGCCCCCTTGAGATAGAGGGTTCAGAACGAGGGTGACCTCGATATATTCTGCGAGCGCGCTCTGGTTTGGGTGGGTAAGATCATTCAAGGCGATATGCTCCGATCACGCGCTGTAAGAAGCGGTTGTCCCCCTTATAGCGTGAAATGCAGGATCCGATAACCTCTTCTGCATGGAGTACGAAACCGGGCTGCGCGACGATACCGCAGTGCGTGGCGCGCCGCTTTCCCTTATAGAAGCCCCACATATGCAAGACATCTCCAGTTTGCACATCTGCGATGTCGATCTGCACGCCTGTCGCGGCAAAATCAGAAAAGGATCCCGCGCCGCGCTCAATCTGGCTCTCCATCTCATTGTGGCGCGGCAGTTTGATCTTATAGACTTCTTTGTAAACCAAGCAGACAAGCCCCCAGCACGACGCACCTTCGCGCGTCGCCCCGTTCCATTTGAACGGGATCCCGACATAATTGTTCCACCAGTTAGAAGATACCGGGGAAGGTAGAGGGCGAGAAGGTTGCACTTGGGAAGGGCTCCGTGAGGAAGTTGTCGATTGTGAGGTCGATGTTCATCGCGTCTGCGTTATAACTGACTGACGCCGCGACAAGCCCGGAAACGCTCTGCAAGATGGTGTTGGGCGCGCTCGCGTCGATCACCTCCAGTTTGAATGCGGGCCGCTCTCGCTGCCCTGCCAGCGTGCGCAGGATGTTAAGTTCGGTCGTGACGTGCGACAGCGTGAGGCGCGCCCGCACTTGCAGTCCTGGGTCATCTGGAGGGAGCGTCACGGCGAACGGAAAGGCGATATAGGTGCGCCCTCCTGATGTGATGTTCTCTGTGTTGTTGACCAGATAAAACGTGTCCAGATCACTGTGCGTGATTTCGAGCAACACAAGAAACGCGCGCGCCGTCGTCTGTGAGTTCACGGCGGTGATAACAGCGGTGGGAAGACTGCGGGCCATTAAGGGAGCACCTCCAGCACGAGCTCGATGCGCCACTGCCCAGTGCCCGCTGTGCCCCCGCCAGAGACAGCGGAGAGGGAAGGCGGCGACACGAAGCGCACTGATATGGTAGAGAAATCCGCAGGATCGATGAAGTTGAACTCGTTCGTTCCTTCGGCAATCGTCGTCTTGTAGAATGCGTCGAACGTCGCGCGCTGTGTGCCCGTCAACAGCATCGTGCCCGACAAAAAGCGCGATGTCGCGGTGAACCGCTTGCGCTGCTTATATGGGCCGGTTTCGGTCTGCGAACGGATGAAACCTTGTTGTCGGGTGTCCTGCACGCCGACCTCAAAGTAATCTGGAAGTGATCCCGGCCACGTTGGCATGGTCTAGCCCCTCTGCTGCAAGCGGTTGCCCAGCCCGAACGTCGTTCGGATGGCGCGATAGCTAGGCCCGCCAGAAGTGATGTCCTGCGCGATGGCGCGGCCAATCTCGACGACGAGGTTCCCCGCGCTGTCAGATGACGCCGTGGCCTCCTGCCCGCTGTAATTGTTGATGATGACATTCGGCGCGCTGTTGCCGTTCGCTGCGGTCACGCCCAATTTTCCATCCGCGCCGCGCGCCAGCGGCATGATGGCCTCCGGCCCTGCTTCGCCCATCAGCCCGATGCCGTTTGCGAATGGGAAGATTGTAGGCCCGCTGACGACGCCGCCGTTCGCAAAGGGTGTGACGCCCGCGCTGTTAAATACGTTCCCCTTCGCTGAGAATATCTCCGCGATCCCAGCTGCGATAGGCTTGGAGAACTGCTGCGCGAATAGATCCTGCGCGACCTGTGCAAGCACGTTTGACGCGAAGTCGAGCAACGCCTCTCCGAGCGTCTTTGTCCCGTCTAACACCGAAGCGAACGCGCTGTTGAGCTCGCTCTCGATCGTGCCCGCGACGCCTTCAACCACTTTTTGGAATGGGTCAAAGGTTTCGGTCAGCTTTGCCACCTCTTGATCGACTTTTGCCGCCGCAGATCCAGCGCCGCTCATTGTCTGGGTAAGCTGGGCAGTCTGCGCGTCAAGCTGCGCTGTCACCTCTGCTAGTCGTTCAGCCTCCGCCACAGTCTGCGCCCGCAAGGTCGCGGCCTGCATACGCACGCCCATATCTTGCGACCCCTGCATGATGCCAGATTGTAGGTCAAACATCGCCCCCGCTTGCCCGCCCGGGTCTCCTTGGAATTGCAGGCGGATCTCCGCTTCGCGGCGCGCCTGCGTGGCATTCGTTGCCATTGAAATGGCGTTAACCGCAGCGCGGCCCATTTCGTTTGCCAAGGCGGTGGCGTTCGATGTCGCCGCGCTGATGTTGTTCGCCGCCGCTGCGGTTCCGTCAGATAGATCTAAACTGGCAAGCGCACCGGCGATCATCTGCGCAGTAAGTTCGCGCTGCACCTTCGTCATGTTTTCCGTGCCACCGGTGATCTCAAGCATCAGCCGTTTGACTTCAGCAAGTGCAACCACCTGTTCGTCGACAGTCAGCGCGGTTTGCAGATCTGCGAGAGCGGCAGAGAACGTGATCGCTTCTTCTTGCGTCGCGCCCAGCGCCTCTTTGACGCTTTCAATTCCCTTCCGGTATCCAGCCAACTGATCAATCTGAACTTGTAAGCTCCCGATACTGTTAGAGATCATACCAGCCTGCTCGCCGCTGGCTGTCTCTGCTTGCTTCTGAAGATCCGCCATCTGCGCCCGCAGAACTTCGACTTTTTCCCCCGTGGCGATTAGTTGTTCACCGGTCTGCCCTTCAAAATCGCCAAACGCGCCGACGAGCGCCTCAGAAGACGCCGCGAGCGCGTCTAATGCGTTCAGTTTGGCAAGTTCTTGGTTGATCTGTAGAAGCTCGCGCGCTTTGCCTGATGCTGCGCCATATTGTTCGATCAGTTTGTCAGTAGGCGAAGCAGCGGCGGCGGATGCCGAAGCGTAAGCGTCGACAGCATCAGTGAGGTCGTTCATCGCCTTAGTGAGCGCTTCTGCGCCGTCCGCAGCGCCAAGAACAGAAGGCGCGAAAGTCAGAAGCGCGCCGACTGCAACGCCGATGACTGCGCCGAGCGGCCCGAAGCCGCCCAGCATTTGCGGGAGTTGCTGGCCGAGAGCGCGGGATGCTGGGACGCCCATCTCCATCTGAACGATAAGGTCAGAAAGCTGGAAGCTGGTGTTTTGGATGCGAGACGAGTTGTTGTTAAACGCAGCCCCGATGCGATCCATCGCGCCCGGGAGCGGGCGCGCTGTTGCTGCGACCTTAGACTGCGCGGCGGAGGTTGCGTTGAGTTGGTTCTCTAGGGTGTCGGCTGCGCCCGCAGCGCCCTTTGCCGCGCTGCTGAACTGGCCCAGCTGCTGCGCAGCTTGCGCAGCGCCTTTGGTCTGAACCTCGACGCCAAGCGTCGCAAGATTGGTCGTCATTTCTTCGCCCTCTCTGCGTGCCACAAGCCATCAAGTTCTGAGATCGCATCGACTTCTATGGGCGTGAAGACCCGCCCTGTGAGTTTACTATACGCTAACACCTCCGAAAATGCTATGGGCGCGTCGGCCTGCCGAGACCGATGCAAGCGGAGGAACACCGACCAGAACTCGCCCATTGTTGGCGGCATGGGCGTGATGTCCAGTTCGTGCGGGCGGATCCCCGTCGCCTTTTCGACCTGCTCGTAATGCTCGCGCAGCGAGATGCCGTCTTTGTCCCGTTGCGCGAGCCGAAAGACCCCCTCAGCGTGCTTTATTAGCTCGCCGAGGGCTCCTCGAAAAAATTGGCGCGGATCGACGCCGCCGTGAAGATGTCATCGCGCAGCCACGACGGAAACTTGGCATAGATCGCTGGGGCGTCTTCCACGCGCGGGCGGTCTTTGCCTGCGGTGATGTCCCAGCGCGCCGTGATGCGCCCGAGAAACGCGACCAGCTTTTGCGTCTGGTCTTCGATCCCGAGACGCGCCACTTCGGCCAGCGCGTTGCGGTATTGCGGCGTGTCCGCACCATAGATTTCGATCCATTGCGGCGACCCGTCTTTGTTCAAGACGGGCTCCTTTTTGATCGGGTGCAAAACAGCGTAGGTGTAGGTTTCGCGAAGCGTGAGGTCGTAGAGATCCATCAGTTGCCCTTTATGATGTCGTGCGGGTGATGCGCAGCTGCGTGCCCGTCGAACTGTCGCGCAGCGCAACGAACGGGATGGTAAGCAGGCGAGACGCCGGGCTTGCGACCGGAACAGCCGCGCCGTTGATCTTGATGCGCGGCATCAGCAGCGTGTAGTTTAGCCCGGCCACGCGGTCGTCCAGCACGATCGAAAGCGAACTTTCAGTCTCGTTCAGGAACTTGGTGATCAGCGCGGCATCCTGATAGAACACAGTCATCGTGCCTTCGAGCGACGACATCCCGAACTCGACCTGCGGCGTTGTCACCGAACCCAGCGCGAACGTCGGGTTCAGGTTGTTGTTCAGTGTAAAGTCAATCGAATTGACGTATGCAATGGTCGACCCGCCTTCGCTGATCGCGCCGGAGAAGCTGTCGAAGGGCTCGTTATTCGAAGCTGCGGTCAGGCTCGCATCGAGCGGCGTCGCGCTCTGCGTCATGTTCTTGCCGATGATCCCGAAGGTCGCGGTTGTCATCTGGTTCGGAGCGATCGACATCTGCATCGTGTTGACCATGCAGCCGGTGAAAGCGCGGAACTGCGTGATGTCGAGCGCGCCGTCTTCGAGCGTGAAAGATCCCACTGTTGTGCCGGTGTTCAACACGTTTGAGCTGAACGACCCGAACAGCGCGTCTTCGAGCAAGAAGTCATAATCAGCCGGGCGCATCTCGACCGAGATGTCTCCAGTGACAGTGCGCTGCCCGTGACGATCAACGCGAGGCATACGATCCGGGGTGATCTCTGCCGACTGCACGCGCGTCTTGGTGAGGTCGACCGAGTGCGTGACGAATGGGAGCGAGACCATCGCGGGCGTCGCTGGCGTCGTGCCGTAAGTAACTTCGGACACATAGGCGAGCTGTGTTCTAGAACCTTGTGCAAATGGCATTTGTGCGCCCTCCTTTTATGAGCTGGTGTAAGTGTACCATGAAATCGAGACAGTGACGATATACCACGGCGTGTCTAGCACGGCGACGCCGCGCTCTGCGTAATTGAACCGCACAGTAACGCCGCCTGATGTCAGCCCGGTGTCGACTGTGAACGATGCGCGAATAGCGTCTGCCAGCGCGTCAGCGGCGGCTGGGCCCGCGCCCTCTGGCAAGTGCGCGGTGACTAGGAAGCTACCATCATGCCGGATCTGCGGGCTGGGCCCGCGCACGGCTGGGCGGCTCGTCACGGGCACAAGCGCCATGCGAACCCACGCGGTGTTGGTCGTTGGGGTGAACCGCACGTTCTCCCATGCGCGATTGCTCGATGACGGGATCCCCGAAACATTGGCGATCTGCTGCTCAAGCGCCGCGCGGATGTCCTGCATCACTGTCATGGGATCCCCGTCGCTTTGATGTTCCGGATCTCAACCACGACTGCGTTCGCGATTGAAGCGGCGCGCGCCAGCACCTTTGCAAGGAACTGGGTGCGCGCCTCAACAAAGATCGCATAGTTCGCGCCGTTCAGCAAATAGAGCGACCCGTCAAGGCTGGCAAGTGCGCCTGCCTGCCCAGAGAGGCGCGCCATCGTCAGCGTCGCGATCTTGTCGGTTGTGATTTCGGTATCGGATGTGCCCGGGGCTGCGGTCAGCGTCGGGGACAAAAACCATGACGCCCTGAGCCTGCCCGTGACGACTTTTGTTCCTTTGACGACTTCTTCAGACAGCTTGTTCACAAACTCATTGCGCGCTTGCGCGACTGTCGCCCCCGCGTCAGCGGCGAGCTTGTCGAGGTCGACTGTGATCTGTTGGAGGATCTGCCCCTGCGCCATCATTCCCTCGCTTGGCAGATATAGGCGAGGATCGACGCGCCGCTCTTGATCGTCTGTACCGAAACGATCCGCACCGCGTCGCCTTCGCCGCGCAGTTCGTCATCGATCTGCGGGGTTTTGGTTAGCGCCGTGCCGTTGTAAGTCGCGGCGATGACTGCCTTGCGGTCGCCGCGCTGCACCAGCGTGCCGTCGATGTCGCGCGAATTATAGTTGAGGAAGACGACGCGCGCCGTTTCGTCAGCGTTAGATCCGCCAGTGACAGCGCCGGTTGACGGGCTGTAGGATCCGCCGTTGTTCGGGCGGCGAAACATCAGATTGTAGCCGTGCTCCCGGAGGAGCGCGACGACATCCCGTTGCATCTCCGCGCCGGTTGCCATTGCGTTTAATCCTCATCAAGCATTGGGTCGAAGCGCGGCGGATTGCTGAACTGATCGACCCGGAAGGCGGATGGCACGCGGTCGCTGTCGTCCTCGACGCTTTGCATCTCCGAAATCGACATCCCGCCTGCGACGGGCACGCCCAGCCCGACAGATCCCAGCCGCTTACCCTCTTTGATGAGGCGAACGGCCAGTTCTGCGTATTGCGTCGCGCGCTGGGAATAGGACGACGAAACGCTTTCGATGCTGGTGTCCACCAGCCGCGCATATTTGCCCGAAAGCGCGCGGCAGATGAGCGCGCTCGCGTTGTAAATGTCATCAGTGGCCTGAGAGAGCCCGAAGGCGATTTCTTCGTCGCTGACCTGTTGATCGGTCGTGTCGGTGTCGCCTACGAGGAGGCGCACGGCATCCCGCCGCGTTGTTGCGCTCGTTGTGCCGGGCGCTCCCCCGTAAGTCCACGTCATTAGATCACCTTTTTGGCTCGCGTCGGTTTAACCGGCGCGGGATCTGGGACATCTTCGGCGATTTCTTCGCCGAGGCCGTTTTTGCTTAGGTCGACTTCAAGGTTTCCGGGCGCGTAATGGCGAACCTTACCCGCCCGGAATAGGAGCGCGACCTTCTCTGCGGCAATGCCAAGGGCTTGCCAATCGAACGCTGCGCCGCGATTGAACCGACGCCCGTGAGCGGTGAACGCGCGAAACGCGAACAGCGGATCCGACTTCTGGAAAGATCGTTGCTCGAGCTTGATCATGCGACGATCGCGTCCCAGAAGTAGCCCAGCGACGCAGACACCAGCTTGTGATCGTAATGCGAGCGAGCGCGCACGACGTCCGTGTCTTCTTCATCGCGGCGCTTGGTGTCGACCACGAAGCCGAACTCGTTCGTGCCGCCCAGATAGCCGGCCCACGAGAACGTGTAGCCTGCTGCGGGCGTCATGATGCCGGGCGATGGTGGGCGATAGGTCAGCAAGCACTTTTTGCCCAGAATGAACGAGTGAGCGGCGGTGTCGCCCTCTGCTGCGGTGTTCTGGATTGCTTCGCCGACCATGACCTCATCGACTTCGAAGATCTGCGCAAGCAGGTTCAAGGAAGCGATCGAGGGCTGCGAGGTGGTCGCGCCGCCGTTGATCCGGCCCTGAATGTCTGGGTGATCGATCAGCGCCGAGTAAACCTGACGGCCCATCGCCATCACGTTTGGCTTGATGCCGGTCGAGCCGAGGATAAAGTCGATCCCGGTGCGCACGTTGCCGATAGGGTCGCCGTTAGTGGTGTCCGACCAGCGGATGACCTGATCGGTCGAAGGCGAGGACGCAACGCCGGTGATGTCCTTGCCCCAAAGGCCAGTCGTAAAGAACGACGACGAGAAGTCGGTTTCTTTTTGGATCAGCATCTGGTGGGTCGCCAGCTCTGCGGCTGCGCGTGCAGGATCCGCAGCTGGGTCTGCGTTGGCGCGCACCTGATCTGGGATCGGGATCGCAACGCCGTACTCTTCGCAGAAGTAGCTGTCGTTCGAGACGGCATAGCCGACCTCTGACACGCGAGCACCAGCGGCGCGCTTCTTAGCGCCGTTGCGGTTGAAGAACGCGCGGTCGAACGTGAAGAACTTGTCCGACTGCTTTTGCACTGGCACGTTCTGGAAGACGCGCGAGGCGATGAACGACCCCGGGCTTTGCAGCAGTGCGACAGAGATGTTGGTTAGGGCTGCGTCAATATGAAACGAGCCGACGTTAGGTTGTGGCATGATTTAAATCCCCCTGCCTTATGCTGCTGGAACTGCGCCGCGTGGCTGGAACAGGATCTCGATGATCCGCCCAGAAGCGCCGGTTTCAAGAGCCACACCGAGGATGATCTGCCCGGCGGTGGTGGCGTTTACTGCGGTTCCGCTGGCGTCAGAAGCCACGGGCCCGCCGCGAGTGACAGCGCCACCGCAAACGACCTTGACCTTGCCAGCGATCGCCACGAGCGCAGCGCGCCCAGCGGCGGCGGGAGCGTCTTGTAGGACGCCATCCGCATCGAGCCCCGCACCGGTTGGGTCAATTTGACCATCCGATGCGACGGAAACGAAGTAAAACTGCTTCGTCGAGAGGTCTGCACCCGCCTCGAGCGTGACGCAGAGCATATTGTCTTGTGTTGCCATCTCGCGGTCTCCTTTACTGCGCGGCGTTGCGTTTAGCGAAAAGTTCCGCGCCGCGCCCGGTCTTGGTCACTTCGGCGAATGCCTTGGCGAACGTGACCTTCTTTTCGGCGGCGTGATCTTCAGCCATCTTGTTGAGTTCAGTCATAGCGTCGGTCTCTTGCGGAGCGACGCTGCCGAACTCGCGGGTCAGCTTCGAGGCGAAAGCGTTTGCGCCTTTCAGCATAGCGTGCGCTGCCTTGCGGATGGCTTCATCTGCAATGGCGTCAAGCGCTTTCAGCACTGCGCCCTTGGTTGCCTGATCGCCCGCAAGGTATGGGATCTCTGCGCTGACGCGCTTGACCATCTCTTCGGCTTCCAGTTTCTTGGTGACGGCTGCGAGTTCGTCAGCCTGCTTCGAGATCACCGACAGAACGCCCGCAGGGAGCGCGCTTTTCAGGATCGTCTCGCCGCCGACTTCGATATAGTCTTCGGCTTTGCGCTTTTCGACAGTCACTGCTTCGTCCGCGATCTGGACGACGTAGCCTTCAGTCTCAAGCGACTTTACAAGCGCGTCAACCGAGCCTTCGAGGCGCTTGTTTGCTGCCTCAAGTTCTCCGAGGCGCTTCTCTTGATCGGACATAGATTGACCCCCTTTGCCCTGATCGCCGGACGGGCCGGCCCCCTTGTTGCGCTTCATGCGCGCCACCTCTTTGCGGGCGGCGTCTTCTGACATCCCGCTTGCAATCAGCTCTTTCATTTTGTCGTCGTCGTTCATCGTGTCGTAACGCTTGAACATGACGACGCGCGCCGCCGGGTTTGCGGGTTCATCGACCAGTGAGAGCTCGATTAGCTCCAGTTCTGTGACGTTAAACGGCATTTCGTTTCCCCATGCCTCCGATGCTGAATGCGGCGAGTTCGCCGCTCTTAACTCTAGTCCATACACCATTGTCGTGCACTTTCATAGCCACGATCCATCCTTCGAGTGCAGAGTAAACGCCCAGCGCTTCGCCCAGCGCCTTTGTCAGCGGGAACGAGTGTATTACCTCCCCGATCTGCGCGCCCTCGTGCATCGCTTTAGCGACGCGCACGTCAATCATGAAATTGTCGGCGGCTTTGGTCATCACCTCCGCCGAAATGATGTCGCCCTGCCGGTCGATCATAGGCTTGCCATCAATCGATACGACCGATGCCCAGCCCCAAACGATGCGCGCCTCGTCGTCAATCTTGATGATCTTAGCCGCGCGTTTCTCCATACGCGCGTCGATGATCGCGCTGATCGCGGCGTCGATCACGGCTTCGATCATATCGCCCGTCGGATCTTCGACCTCTTGGCCTTCTGGCGACATCATGCCCGCCGTGCCCACCATGTCGAGGTAGTCCTCATGCGTCGCCCCGGGCATATAGAACGCCTGCCCGTCTGGCCCTTCGGTCATATGCGCGACCAGCCCCATTCCGAGTTGTTGCGCGCGCTGCACTGCTTCGATCGACGTCGTGAACACGTCATCCGAGATCTGCCGCTTTTCCATCTGGTTCATTTTCGTCATCTCCGAGACTGAGGTTCCGCTTTCCCACATCCGGCACGACCAGTAACGCGCCGAGGTCTTGTCGGTCGCCGTGTCGCAAGAGTGCCGCGAGCGGAAGTTGGCGCGGGCTTTGGGGTCATCGCGGCGGATCTCCATATTGGGATCGCCGAACGTCACTTTCTTGGTCTTGTCGCCGTTTTTGACGTAAACGCCGAACTTCTTGCTCGCGCCAGCTGGGAGGCGGAACGGCTGGTCAAGTTCGACCTCGCGCCCCTGATAGTCGGCTTTCTCGACGCCCCGGGTCGACATAGGATGTTTTTCTGGCAACAGATCCGTGTCATGCTTGCCCGACCGAAACCGGCCATCGCGGATGGCGCGCAGGAAATTGTTTACCCGCGCCATAGCCCACTGCTCCGGGGAACTGACATTGGGCCGCACGCTGCCCGGGTTCGTGCGATACGCGCCGATCCCCCGGTCATAGACCTGCCGCAGCATATCGACAGTCACGCGCCCCTTGTCGCCATCCTCTGCGTTGTGCGCCTCGACCTTGGCGCGCAGCGTATCCGTCGAAACTTTCTCGAGCGCCTCATCGACCTTCTCGATGTAAACGCCATCCTTGCCCTTCGTGTAGCCCGCGCTCTCGATCGCAGCATAGGCCGCGCCAAATGCCCGGCCCTCCTGATAGCCCCGGTCGATGCTGTCGTTGAACACGCCGCGCCAGATCGAGCGCGCCTTATCGCTGGTCAGCACGCGCTTCACCGCGCCCGGCAGATCGTCATTGGTTTGATAGGGCATATCAGATCCTTTTCAGGGGAGGACAGAGATTTGAGGAGGGCGCAAAATCGGCCAGAACCCCGGAGGTGCGACCCTGCGTTAGCAGGTCTCTCCTTCGGGTTCCATCCGCAGGTTCACAGGGAGGGGAGGAGAGGATAATACTATAGGGGAGTCTGTCCTCTCCTCCCAGTTTTTGGGCGCGGTCAATCGACATCTTCGATCCACCCATAGAAGCCCGCCGATAGGGTCGCCCTCTTGTCTGTCGTGACGCGAAACCCGATGATCGCGCCGGCTGGAAATGCCGCCAGCGCGCCATCCGCGAGCGCCGTTGTGTTGTCTTGCAGTTCGACCGTGCCCTGCCGAAACAGCAGCCCGACGTCTTCGAAGCGGTCGACGCTCCCGTCAAGGTTCGCAAGCACGGACGCAACGAGCGATACTTGCGCCGTGGCGTCGGCACGTTCGGAAGACGACCCAGCAAATAGCGAATGAACGATCAGCCGCTTGCCAGCTGGGACGCGGAATGCCGTGCTGCGCGTGGCGCGTGCCTCTGCGTCCAGATATTTGTAGCGCGTGCCGCTGTTGGTGACAGTGATGTTTCCGACGACGTGCTTTTCAGATCCGAACGTCAGCCCGGTGAGATCCCCGACCCAGCGCACATTGGTCGCCGTCGTCAGCACGGGCGTCGTGCCGTTCATCGTCACGATCTCGCTCTGCGGGGTCAGGTTCGCGTCGAGATAGTTGAACCGCAGCGTTCGAACGCCCGTGCCTGCCGCACTATCCTGCGCGCTGGTCGAAACCAGCGTCATCTGCACGCCGCCTGCGGGCGC